TCTGCTTCATCCCCGTCATAGAGCGCGAGCTCTTCGGTCGTGCGAGTTTCGTCTGATACGACACTACCATACTCACTACCGTCCCACACTTCGGTGGAAGGACTCATGGAACTAGCCGCAGCGGCCATCTGTGCGATGATGCCCGACTTCATTGCTGAAGCCTGCTCCTCTGCGGAAAGAACATCACTACCCGTTCCCTTGGACTCAAGGCCTAGAACATCCCTGAGATGAGAGCGTGCTTCGCGCGCGTCCTCAGGAATCTTCATCTCGCGGATCAACTCATCCCACGCTTCGACCCCAAGGGTTTGGAACAGATTTAGAAGTTTCGGGTCACTACCAAGTAGCAGCTCACAAGCCTTAGTGTTGAATTTACAGTTGGTTCCGTTGTTCATGACTGACATCATGGCGACCACCTGCTCAGGCATGTTCAGATGGTATGGATGTGATTCACAAACAGGGCAGGAAAGTAGGCTCCTAATTGGACTTCCTACTCCCTGAGTACTGAATGAAGGGTGAACCGTCGTCTGAAGGAATTGTCCGACAGGGAAGACACTTTGTCTTCCATGTTCATCCGGCGGGCAGAGTCCCGGTATCCATAACTGCTTGGCAGCGTTAACCACTAAGCCGATCTTAGCATACCATTCCTCTACGATTTCATACGCCTGCTCCATGGTGGTATCTTCAGTACATTCCCAATCATAGAACACGCTCGCGAACGCGTCGTCACCCGCACCCATACCACGATGCGGCATGCGTTCCGTACCTTGGTAATGTGCGATGGAGTACTGCGCAGTGAGATTATACAACGATCCCATCATCATAGTACCCTTTAGTCCCGAACCGAGTCCGTTAATGAGCTTAACTAGACGCCACTGCCCCACAACGCGAGAACGAGCGGTTACGATCCTCTCAATCTCGGGGTTAGTTTGGTCCGCGTCAGGCGTACCCTCCTGCCAAGTGCGCTCCGCAATCGACAAGATTTTGAAGCAGAACACTACTCCTGCCGCCTTCACGATGTCTTGGTATTCCGGACGGAACATCTTCGCTACGATACGCATGTGAATCAAGTACATCAGAGCTGCGATCAACGTCGCATCGAAGTTTGACTCATCAATCGATAGGATGATGCCTCCGCGCTGAAGTGTGCGTTTCATCTGGTCAACCATGCACCTTACACGGTCATCCGGCTTCATTAGGCTAGTCAGTTCTACACACTGCTTAGCTTTCATGTGCTGCATAACTGCGTCATAGACGCAGGCGTGAATTGAACCCCATACCGCATCAGGAATCCAAATCGCTCTCTGCTTACCGGGCTTGGGCTCGATATTACCGGGCTCAAGGTGCTTGTATCCGTGTCTCTGCACCCTAGTGAAGTTGGTGAAGAACATGTTCGAATCTGATATCCGAAGATCCAGATTCCTAAGAAGTTCCTGTACCATGTCGCAAATGCGACAAGGCCCGACATAGCCGTCCCCATCGTCGACGTCATCGGCAAGCATTTCCGACAAGTCCACGCCGTAGACATTTTGGAAGAGTTTAGCTAGTCCCTGCGAGGCCGGGTTCATAGCGTGGTCATAGACAGGAAAGCCCATGGTTCCATCGTTTGAATTCTCGTCCTGAAAGACACGAACTTTGTGAAAAGGCGTTGGTACGAGCGTACCCCACTCCACCCCTTCCTCATCGAAATCAGCGATGAGGTCATCGATGGCTAAGTTGATGAGTTGCCAAGTT